GGATAGCAGAGGTCAGTCATAGCATAAAGCAGATGGCTATGGAGCTTAACCTTCCAGTGATACTACTAGCTCAGGTAAATAGAGAGGGTGCGAAGAGAGGTAAGTTATCTATATACGACCTGAAAGACTCAGGTGACATCGAGAACGACGCTGATGTTATCCTGATGATGTGGCCCACTTGCTTCGACATGGCTAAGAGCAAAAAACTTGACAAAGCAGGTAAGCCATATATTGATTTATCATACAGTCTCGTTAAGAATCGAGAGGGTGAACGAGACGTTGTAGACAAGTTTATATTCGACAATTCAGTCGGCAGGATTTACTAATTTTTATTGGGAGAGGGGTAGCGGTAACGCCCCCACGGAGTTTTTAGATTATTTATACTCCGCTTTGATCTCCCTACTTTTTCCTTTGAACAGATACAAGATCACCTACGTAAACTTTGACATGAAGGAAGGTGAGAGCTCTGTCGCATCGAAGTGGGCTCACGATGAGAAATCCGCAGTTAGGTTGCTTCTTGCAAAGAACCCAGACAAAAACGGGTATTGTGTGTTTAAGAGAGGAGGAAGCGGCAGGATTCTTAATGTAGAACAAGCTAGTTTCCTTGCTATTGAGCCGGTGCGTTCATCTCTCCGCGACGAACAGCAGCTTGATCTTGCTCCATAGCTAGATTACCAAGGTTAGCTAGTTCTTCTTGAATATAGACAGACATCTCTGGATGGTCTCTCATGTGCAACATCAATGCTTTCATACCTTCGTCTGTAGCCATAAAAAATGGCAACCACTGTCTAAACACTAGAGCAGCTTCGTCAGGTGTTTTTCTTGATAGCAGATTTTTCAAGCCCGGCGTAGCAGCAAATCTTCCAAAGAAGTATCGGCTGACATCTGGTAGCAGATCGCCAATAACGATTGTAGTTTGCATACCTCCTGATCCTGGTGAAACAACGGGCCTGACACCGGGTAGCTTTCTGGGCTGAGGGGTGCTATATTTTGCTACTCGCGCTATAGCTTCCATGTTTTCAACCCATTCCTTGCCTAGAACCTCTGTTGCTACCTTTCGGATTTTAACATCTTTTAGCCTTGTTAGCATAATATCAGAATCAAACAAACCTTCACCTCTACTGGTAGTGGCATAGTTTACTTTAGTTGGCTTAGCTGATTCTATAATTTCTGTAGCTAATTTATTGCGTAATGTTTCTATACCAAACTCTGGTGAAGTTTCTTTAATTACTTTTACTAGATCTGTTATTTCTCTAGAGCTGTAATTAAGCAGGGAACCAACGGCTTCTAGAGCGTCTTCCGTCGATAGGGTTCCTTTCTTTTTTACGATAGCTTCAAACAGTTTATTTTGCTCTTCGGTTATTTTTTCAGCAGCTTTGACTTTTGCATTTGCTATTTTTTGAGCATTTTTTCTCTGCGTAGGTGTGCCGACAGAAAGTATTTCTCTAAAAATATTATCGTCTAGTTCCAAAACTTTACCACTTTTACTAACTAAATCGTTTATTTGTTCTAAAGCGTCTTTTTTTGCTTTCCAGCTTTTACCGAATAGTTCACGTAAAATGTTATTATCAACATTCATTCGCATACCTTTTCCTAATTTTACCGTTCCGTTAAGACCCAACTTTTGCATATAAGCCGTTCGGAGTGCTCCTTCAACTTGTGATCTACTCATCATTCCAGGGCCTGCTATCTTGGGAAAAGCTTTCAGGGTTTCTTCTACGCTAGTTCCGTTTGTAAGAATGTGTTTCATTACGTTTTCTCCACCCATAACAGTGTGAGTTTCAGCAACAATTCCTCCATTCCCGCTACCAAAGTCTGGCTTTATCATAGGTTTTACGTCTACCCTAAGAAACTGTCCGTATTCACCTTTGTAAAATTCATTTGCTTCAGTTAGAGCTTTTTGTGTTCTTGTGCCTTTTAATGTTTTGTCTCGAACTGCTGCAAGTTCTTTAAGCATAAGCCTAGAAAATCCAGGGGTTTCGCCTACCGCGCCTATAACTCCAAAGTCTGATCGTTCCGCATATTTTTTAATAAGTGTATCTAACTGCTTGTAGGATAAGGTCTTAACTGCTTTAAAGTCTTTCATGCCACCCTTAAATTCCAAGGGAAGCTTTTCCTTTAATGCCTTTAACACAGCTTCGTCAGATAGACCCGCCCTTTCCATAGCAGTAGCAAAGGCTCTGGAAGCCATAACATCGTCGATACCAGCTCCACCTTCATCTAAGGCCCGCCTCATGGCTTTTAAGATAGAATCTACGTCATAGAATATTCCTTCGTCAGATGCTGTTGCGGTTACCTTATCGAAAAGTTTTCTTTTTTCATTGCGAGTAACTTCAAATGATCTTTGCAGTCCTTTCTGAATTTTTTCTCCTGTCTGTTTAGACAGATACAGGCTTTTAGTTCCACCCATTCTTTTCATTTTAGTCTGCAATATCTTTTGTATAGCATCTCTTAGTGGGGGTTCAAACGACGCTACATCATCACTAAGTTGAGTTAATTGTTGGGTTATTCTAGTTCTAGCTAACTCTACTACTTCCTCTATTGGTTGTGGTGAACCACCTTTGAGGCTATTTAGCATGACATCTAGCTCATCAATGTTGGTTTGATACATCTTTCTGAGAGCAGCACTGTTTGCACTAGCTTTTGACTCAGCTTCAGCAGCACCCCTACTAGTTAAACCACCATAGCCCAGATCTAACTTAGGAACTAATTCTGTTCCGTCGTCTAAAACTTTGGTATATGTAGTTTTTAAGGTTTCTATGTCTTTGCGATAAAGCTTTGCTACATCATCAGCACCTGACCCAGCAAAGCCACTTAACCACTGACCGCCTCGAATAAATGCCATTTCAGGGACAAAGGCTACGGCTGATTCTACTCCTCTTCGTTTGGTAATTTCCCCAAAGTCAGGGACAGTTCCGTCGTATAATGCTACTGCACTATCTTGCAGCACACCAGCTCCAAAGTATGATCCCGCAGAAATGGTTGCTAATGTAGCAGCTGAGCCCCACCCAGCAACAGCCAGAGATGGAATAACAACTGGCGCAGCAATTACAGCAGCCGTAGCAGCGATTATAGGAATAGCAGCTCCAGCACCAAACTGCGTAATATCACCAAAATCTAAACCTTCTTCGTTTACATATTTGTATTTAGCGTTATCTCCTTCGCCTTCAGTCTTTATTATAAGCCTGTAACTGCCATTTACCGGGACAGCTTGCACATTCCTATATCCATATTCTCCGCGAAGATGGTCAAGCTTTTGACCCATAGTAGGTCTGAGACCCAATGCCATTCTGTCAGCATCCCCTATCCCGCTAGTAGCATCTACATTTTGTATAGGGACTCGAAGCTGTAATGCCGTGTTTCTTTCAAGTCTTTTTACGGCAGTTAAATCGTCTACATCCTTGCCGAGGGCATCTTTTTTATAAGATCCATCCAGCAGTTCTTGACTGGCTTCGACAATAGATGCTCCTATCAGCTCTCTAGCAAGAGATTGGTTTAGGGGTTGACTACCAAAGTATTGAAACGAATCGCCAGTTACGGGATCATTAATATTTATCGACATATTATTTTGTTGATATGTTTTTTATGTTGCTACTAAAGGCTTCCGTCTGAGCGTTGCCACCACCAAAGAAATCGTATATCTTAGGGGCTATAAATTGAGCAGCCATAGGCACAAGACCACCAGGGCCAGCTAAACCAATCGCAACTTTGGCTCCCTTTCGCATATTCTCACTATTTAATTCAGCTCTAGCTTCTTGCTCTTGGTTAAAGACCGCTTCTCCAGCTGCTATACTTTGCTCTCTCCTTTCGGCTTGACTCATTGCGGGAGCAGGTGTTCCTCCATCTGGCCCTGATTCAACCGTAACTGCGGCTTGCGGAACTCCTACGTTGTCTACAAAGTATCCTGACCTTGCTGCTATTTTTATTCCCACGTTGTTTGTTGTTTCAAAGGTGTTTATATCTTTTAATATATTAGATATTTGACGCTCTGAGATACTTCCTTTGCTATTGACAGCAGCTGCCCCATACTTATCGACCATTGACCTATAGGTTTTATATGCAAGTTTATTTCTGTCGTAAACATATAGATTAACCGAGTCCTCTAAATCGCCTTTTTGTAGATATTGATCTATAGAACTTGCCTTGTCAATTAGGGATGTAAATTCCACGACGGATACTTGACCCAATCCAGTAGCTCCTTGCTTGGAGTTATCCTTTAGGGTTTGCATTGTTGTAAGCGCAGAACTGGATGTAAGCTGGCTAAGGGCTCTTTTCATTTCTACAGCCGATTTGCCATCGAATGGCATATCAAGACCTATTGCAGCCGCCCAAGTGGGGATGGCTCCAGAAGTAGCAAATCCAGCGTTACTTTTAACTCTGTCTGCCGCATTTTCAACAATTTGTGTATCTTCGAGAAGAGCAGATAAAGCAGCTGTTTCTTTTTGATAGGCTTCATCGAACTCTCTTGTCCTTTCATCTATTACTTCGGATGATGGTGGCGCATATACCATGCCTTGTGCAATGGCTGCCGTTGTTTGTTCTCTAGCGTCGTCTAAGTCGACTCCAGCGGCATATAGTTGAGCCGTATATAAGTCTGGGGTAGGTAAACTAGCAACATTACCAGATCCAAGAACATACTCTTGCCTTCCTTTGTCTAGATCCATTTTAGCTTGAACTCGTTGTATCGCTGTTCCTCGCTTTACACCATCAGCTTCTTGAGCTGCGACTAATGGGTTGTTTATAGCTTCAGGTGAAGCTACTACTCTGTTGCCCTTAGCGTCCGTAAAGAACGGTGCATTTGGGTTTACCTCGGGTGTTTCCACGGAAGCCTCTACAGGGCCTTGTGGGGCAAATGGATTGTTGTCAACTAAGCTTTGCCCGGTAGGAGTTGCGGGTGCTTGCGGAGTAGTGGCAACAGGTTCAGGCAACATTGCCCCAGTAACAGGTCTAGCAACTGGATCATTTGTAGAAGTCGCGTTAATAGCACCAACCGTAGGCGTATTAACAGAAGCGGTTGGAGCTCCGCCAGCAGCTACCCCTGGGCTCAACAAAGCTTGTAAAGTTGCTGCTCTAGGATTTGCGCCAGAGTTTTGTAGAGCAGCCAGTTCAGCATTAGATACATTCGTTTTAGCCTTGCTTGCGTCGCGAGCTGCGTCGGCTTGATCTATTTTAGCTGTAGTTAAATCATTGTTAAGTTTATTGTCTGATGTCTGTGCCGTTAAAGCTATCTGTTTTTGAACAGAGCCTAAGTAAGACGATATAACTGAATTGTCTTCTAGCGTAGCACGGCCCTGAGTAGCTTTGGTGTAGGCTTTTTGTATGCGAGGAGGAGCGTTATTTAGGGCTTTTAACAGATCTTCATTGTTGTCTATAGCCCCCATCCATGCGGCTTGTGCATCAGCGGAAGTCCTGTTGTTCATTGTAACTTCAGCCAAAGAAGCCCGGATGCGAGCATTCTTTTCCTTGCTTGCAATTAATTCTTGATCTTGACCGCGAATAACAGCTTGAGTTAATTGACTATAGTCCGCAGCTGCTACCTGTGGATTTATCATTGCTTGATTTACTTGAACCATAATTTTATTATACTTTAATTTTAAACACTTTAGCCAAAGAGAAAGTCCCAGATAGCCGCAGTAGCATCGGCTGTGACCTCGATTACCTTGGAACCAACATCAACAGCAGTTTCAACAACATTACTAGTTACGTCAATACCAGCACCCAATAAATCTGCGCCCACATCAACAACACCTCCAACAACATTTGAACCTACACCATAAGCACTTCCGAGGGCATCTGAACCTAGATTATAAGCACCTCCGAGGGCATCGGCTCCAAGCCCTAGAGCTCCCGATCCAAGAGTTGCAAGACCGCTTAAAGCACCACCGCCACTACTGCCAGTATTTGCAGGTGTTGTAACGTAAGGCTGATTTAAACCATTGCCACCAGCGTTAGTTAGATTGCCACTTAAATCTGTTGCAAAAGGATTTCCACCGCCAGAGGTTATATTACCGTATGTATCCGTTGCAAAAGGATTACTGG